CGGGATAACTGCAGACTATATTCGCTCTCTCAAATTATTTAAATTAAGACATAAAACTAAGAGATATTGGAAGATAGGGAGAGAAATTAAGAATCACCCATTTCTTGATATGATCAATTCGGAGTTTGGTGAGGCTATTATAGTGACTGATAAGAAGAACGGGACTAATCATACTTGGGATGATACTTCTGTTCGTCAAGTGGGTAATTGATAAATAAAGGAAAGAGGTAAAGAAGATGGATCTAAAGAAAGAGCAGGTAATTTTTAGAGGGTGGAGAGATATTGCGGAAGCATGTGGGGAAAGCGTCAGAGTCATGAAGAGGATAGCAAAAAGATATAAAATGCCCTACGCCCGGCTCAATGGAAAGGCAACCATTGCCCGGGTCACCTTGATTGACTGGATCGATGGACTCTGTAAGATTGTGGGTCAAGAGGGGGGGAAAGATGAGTATGTTATCCAGAAGTTGAAAAATCTAAAAAGTAAAAAGGATTAAGTGGAAAGGAAAAAAGTGAGTCTAATAAGCGACCAATGCAAAAACTATGGGATATTCAGTGGTGTAAACCATTTTAATGTGTGTGAACGATGCCAAGCTGGATTATTATCTCCATGTTGGAAATACACTATTGAGAGTGAAACTTATTTAGATAGATTGAGAAAAATAAGTATAGTATATAAATTCAAGTTAAATTAAAAGGAGGAATGAAAATGTCTATGTTACAGAGACTCTGGTCAGTTATCGATAAAATGGGAGAAGTGGAGTTTATGGTTTTGTTTACCATCTGTTGGTTAATCGTCCTGATCGGCTTTCATCTCTGGATCAGAAGATTCCTAAAGAAAAGAAAGGAGAAATTCGAATGGTGGAAGTATTGTGAGGGGTTTGGATATGTGCCAGAACAGCATTTGAAAGAGAAAAGTCTTGGCCCTGTTAGCGGATCTGTTCTTGGAAGTGCTCTTGGAAGTGCTCTTGGGGAAATAGATGAGGTGAATCGGCAAGAGTATAGGAAAAGATTTGGCCATAAGAAAGTGGATAAAGCAAGAGAGGAAGAAGATAGAACAAAGGCTAACATTTATATAAGATCAAACTGGCCAATAGAATGAAATCGGTATCTCCATCCTTAGAAGTTGTGTTTATCCTTAAATCCTTCCAAAAGAGTTAGAAAAGGTTAAGAAATAGTCCTACCCAAGAAATAGCTCTCATCTTACAGTCAAAGATGACCCAAGATAGGGTCTTGTCAAAGGGTAAAAGTTATCCTTATAATATAGGGGTTTAGTAGAGAGGGGTAATGGTTAGGTGTGGAGCGGGGGGTAAGGGGGGGCGACGATGGGCGGGCATGAGCCGACAGAACGACAATGCCAGAAAGCAGCAGATAGGGCGATTGAGGAAGGGCGGAAAGAGTTAGACGCCCGAAAGATCAACTGGGATCTCCTGGCAGGAAAGATTGAAGAGGAGTTGGATTACGAAGAGCCGGTGGTGGTAAAGCAAGTCCGCCTCGTTACAGTTGGTAAGGGAAAGAAGAAAGGCAAGAGAGTTGTTTCCTTCCACCGTAAGATCATGCTCAGGACTCCCGCGGCCATGGCTATCCGGCAGAAGGGAAGAATCAGTACCCACGAGCTTCGGGGTGACTTTCCTCCAAAAGAAACTCGATTGGCTGGCCCGGGTGGGGGTCCAATACCATTACAGAGGCTGACGGTTGAGTTCGTAAAGCCAGGTCAGGTCAGGAACAAAACGAAGGAACGTTAAATTAGTGAATAACGGTTAGAAGAAGGAACGTTAACGTGAACGAAAATACGTTTAAAAGTATAACCGGAAGTTGGTCAGGAACAAAACGAAGGAACGTTAAATTAGTGAATAACGGTTAGAAGAAGGAACGTAGAGAGGATACTCCTTGACGACAGTTGAAGTTAGTCGTTTTACCCGTTTGAGTCCTATCCTGATGCCTGAGTTGACCAGTCCTGAGTCCTCTCCGATTATCCAACCAATCACGCAAGAGCAGAAGATTCAGATATCAGACGTCATGTCCTTCCTGTTCGAGCCAGCACGGTATAAAGTAGCCTACGGTGGACGAGGAGGGGTAAAGTCCTGGTCCTTCGCACGAGTACTTCTGTTAATGGGCGCCCAACGACCGTTGAGGATACTATGTGCCCGGGAGTTCCAGAACTCAATCAAGGAATCGGTTCACCAGTTGCTTTGTGACCAGATCCGTCTCACCGGTCTCCAGGATTACTACCAGATCTTTAACACTGAGATAAAAGGTATTATAGGAACGGAGTTCTTCTTTGCAGGCCTGAAGCAGAACGTGACTAAGATCAAGTCAATGGAAGGTATTGACATCTGCTGGGTGGAAGAGGCAGAGAAAGTCTCCGAAAACAGTTGGTCAGTCTTGATTCCTACTATTCGTAAAGCCGGGTCGGAGATTTGGGTATCCTTTAATCCTCATCAGGAGACAGATCCTACATTTAAAAAATTCATTACTAACCGTGATGAAATCCTTAGTGAGTTTCCTGGCTCGACCGTTATTGAAACATCATGGAGAGATAATCCCTGGTTACCAAAGGAACTGGAAGCGGAGAAGAACTATCTTGCCCGGGTTGATAAGGATGCCTACGATCATGTTTGGGGAGGGCAGGTCCAAAAGAAAAGCTCCGCTCAGGTCATGCGTGGTAAATGTGTTCTTGATGCTTTTGTTCCAAGGCCGGATCTTTGCGTCTGTGGTCATATCGAAGGAAATCATCCTGACGGAGGTTGCTCAGTTGAGTCTTGTGAATGTAAAAAGTTTATTACTCAGTGGAATGGGCCTTATTATGGAGCAGATTGGGGGTTTGCCAGTGATCCTGCAGTCCTTATAAAGAAGTGGATAAAGGGTAACTCCCTTTATATAGAGGAAGAGTTCTGGGGGATTGGGGTAGAGATTAATAATTTACCAGCTAAGTTTGATACTATCTCCGGAACAAAGGAACATGTAATAAGGGGCGATTGCTCCAGACCAGAGACAATTTCTTATCTTCAGAATCATGGATATCCCAGAATCATAGGCGCTTCTAAATGGCCAGGCTCAGTTGAAGATGGTATATCCTTTTTAAGATCCTTTGAAATAATTGTCATTCATCCTCGTTGTGTTCATACGGATGAAGAATCAAGAACTTATAAACATAAAGTCGATCCTCTGACGGGGGACGTCCTGACAGATATTATTGATAAGAATAATCACTGTTGGGACTCTATCCGGTATGGACTTGAGCCATTGATCAAGAAGCGAGCAGCTCCGGGCCTGTTTTTTGCCGGCTCTTCTACTTCGCCTAAAGCACAGGAACATAAGAAAGAGAAGGAAGTTAACTTTGTCGTTGCATATTCCGGTCATGCAATCAAGGGCGGGAGGGATAGAGACGTAGCGATGACGAGGTGGCTGAGGGGAGATTAAAAAGATGATTAAAGGAGAACCAATCCTTATCGAAAGAGTGGTGAATGGTTTTATTGTTAATCCCAAAGAGGTCACAAGCCTGACTAAGAATGAGAAAGACCTCCATGTCTTCGAGACTCTGGACGGGTTGAAGAAGTTTTTAGACGAACACTTCGATGGACAGAAGAAAGAGGGCGGGGGTACGAAAAATGGTTAGCGAGAGAAGGGATCCAAGCTGTCCTAAGTATGGTGAGTGTTTAGACGAAGCGACGCATGCCAAAGTTCCCTTCAGTTGCAAGATCTGCAAGGAGAAGGGTTTTAAGCCTCCTGTTAAGAAAAAGGAAGTTTCGATGAGAGCAATGTCTGAGGAAAAATCTGTAGAGACTGACCTAAGTAACAATTCTGCCCCCAACGTTGCTCCTAAACACAAGTCGAAAAGGAGAGATGTAGTGGGAACCAAGAGGCCCTGTATCAAATGTGGTGGCGAGTTACCGGAGAAGAGGAGCAAGTTCTGTTCCGATAAGTGCATGTGGAAATGGCATGGAGAGAATAAAAAGGGTAAAAGTAAGGCGAAGAGAACCACTTTGAAACCAAGTTTAGAGTCAATTCCAAGGAAGAGACCTCTTTCAAAATCACATCCTCGAGCTCAAGTCGCCTCTCCTGAGGAAGTCCTGAGGATGTTGGAGAAGGGTGTAGTTTTAAAAGTGATAGCTCTGCTCAAGAAAGAGTTTGACGTATAGGGGGGAGGAAGAGAAGTGAACACTGCCACGGGGTATCTTGATCGTCTTCGCAATCCTTCTGCTGTTCCTACCATTAAACTGGTCAAGCCTGATAAGGTTCCTCCTTCTGGGGTTCCCATTGTTGGGGCGTACTATACTAACCTTGGAGCAGGGGTTGCACCGGAGAAAGAGTATTGGCAGTTGGTCGAAGCCTACAAGTCGTGGGTCTACACCTGCATCGACAAGCTGGGGAAGTCGATAGCCATGATTCCTCTCAAGCTTTTTATCTATCGGTCGAAACAAACGGGTAAGGTCATCCGAGATGTCCATTGGAAGGCAAACTACCGAATGCTTGAGCGGGAGGAGGATCGGAGGGTCTTTCTCAAGGATCTTAATTTTGAAAGGGAAAAGCTTACGAAGCATCCCTTTCTGGAACTGATCTCAAGACCTAATCGGTTCATGACCCGCTTTACGCTTTGGTACAATACCATGGTTCGGCTCGAGTTGGCAGGGCTGTGCGGTTGGTTAAAGCTAAGGGACAATCTAAATGTGACCCGGCAGATCCTACCCCTCCCCCTCACCAAAATGGCTACTTTGAGGGCCAAAGTAACCACTACGGCCGACCTTGACTATTGGGAATATAGAGATGGAGAAGTTTACCAGAAGTTTACTGCCGAGCAAGTCTTCCCTATGATCTATCCTCACCCCGCGTCTCCGTTCCAAGGGATGTCACCTCTCATGGCCCAGACCTACCCCTACGATATCGACCTTTTCTTGATGCAGCAGCAGAGGGCTTTCTTCCAGCATGGAGCAGCCCCAGGGCTCCATCTGTCGACGGACCAGAATCTTGGCAAAGAGCAGGTTGAGGAATTAAAAGAGCTCATCCATGAGCAATATGCAGGGGCTTTGAAGGCGGGGGACACCCTTATCACTCATTCGGGCCTTAAAGCCCAAATGCTCGGCCAAACCGCCCGGCAGTCTATGATCGATGAGGTGGGAAGGTTTGCAAGAGATAAACTAATCACGTCCTTCGACTTATCTCCTGCGAAGGTGGGCCTGGTGGAGGATGTGAACAGAGCCAACATGGCCGGCCTTGATCGGATCTTCATCCACGAATGTCTAAGGCCAAAGTGTATGTTGATAGAAGAGTCAATCGAGACCTTCTTCTTGCCTGATTACGATGAGGGGTTGACTTGCGACTTTGAACTTCCATCGACCGAAGATCAAGAATACGAGCTCCGGGCCATGGAGACGAGGATCCGCACTAAAGTAACTGTGATTGACGAAGAAAGAGGAAAGTTGGGCAAGGAGCCTGTGGATTGGGGAAAGAGGCCGTGGGGAAGTTTTACAGATGTCCAGTTAGGAGCGGGAACTGCAATAGTTTCTAAACCTGCACCAACAAACGGAGGGGGAAAAGAGCGTTCGACAAAGCAAGCCGACGTCTCCTTTTGGACAGATGAAAGAAAGGATGCCCGCTGGAAGACCTTTGC